TTCTTGGGGCTTTCTTAATCTTAGCTTGGAACTCAGGACGCTTACTCATCATCTGGTCATACTTCCACGCTTTGTGAAGCGCAAGCAATGCCCGTGAATCTGTAATTGTACTTAACTCTTGCTCAGAAAACCCTAGATTCTGACCATACTCCAACAGAGCCTTACCTTCTGCCTTGGCTTTTTCGGGAGAATTCCACTCTGGGATCTTCTCTTTCAACCGAGACACCTCGGTAGCCATGACTTGTTGCAAATGCTTCTGTAGTTCAGCTTGACGCACTTGATTTAGCCTATCTTGCTCTGCTTGAACAGCGTATTTCTGTTGGTTTCTCCTCTGATGGGATGTCCATTGACGGGCATATTCAGTAGGGTCTTCAACTTCTAAACGATTCCAATCAGGCTCTGGAGGCTCTAACTCCTGCAGTTTCTGCTGTAATTGTCCTAATATCTGAGAGTATTGTTCACGCTCTCCACGTACTTGCTGAAACTCAGACTCGACTAATTTGCGCTCTTCTGCTAGTTTCTGCGTTTTCCGTGTGTAGTCAGCTTCACGTTGGTAGCCTCGGATAAGTTCATCCTTTGGGACTTCGATTTCTTTGCCATCAACTTTGACAACAAACTTCTCATCCCTTGGAGCTTCTTCTTCAGCCTCCTCTTCTTCAGCCTCTACTTCCTCGGAAGGTTCTTCTGATTCTTCTTGCGGTTCCTCAGATTCAACTTCCTCAGACTCAGATTCAGGTTGCCCCTCCTCTGGTTGCGCCTCTGCACCAGTGTCAACGCCCTCTTGAGCGTCTAGCATGGAAGCAAAACTTTGCGCTGCTTGATTAACTGTAATCGAACCGACTGCGTTTGCGTTATCGGACATATTCACCTCTTAGTTTAACAATCATTTGTTAGGCGGTCTTCCACGCCTACGCACAAGGGCAACTTCTGCCATCTTTCCTGTATCCATAACAGAGCGTAACTTTGCTCTCAGAATATCAACTGTTGTCAGAAGCAAGTAAGCTTGCTCTCTAACTGGTCCTTCCATTAGTTTGGAAGAACGAATCTCACGATAACAATCGTCTTCAATTCTTTTGAGCATTTCATTGAGTAGTTCATCCTCAAGTAGAAGTTTTGCTCTGTCTCCTCTTGCGAGGTTAATTTCTAGATCATCCATTTACATCATCGGTTGGGGCTGTTGATTACTCATTGCAGCTTGTTGTCGGATTAATTCTCGGTCTTTATTCATTGCAGCATTTATTTCTGCACTTTGAATTTGTACACCATATTTCAATTCTAGCTCATATCTACGCAAAATACCATCTTGTTCAATACGATCTCGCTCACGATCATCCATTAACATGGTTTTTTCACGATCTAATTGCAATTCTGCCGCTTTCTTTTGAATATCTGCCTGAATAGACTGAGCTTGTACTTGAGCTAACATCTCCTCTGGAGTTGGCTTTGGAGCCTCTGGAGGTGGCAATTGGAAGTCAACAGGTAGCTGGTTAAAGTAATTCTGAGAATCCTTAATACCTGCTAACTGAAGCATTTTGGTTAATGTATTTGTGTATTGTGGCAAAGAAACAATTGGATTATTAGGTCCAGTTTCTTTAATCAGCATTTCCTGGCGCATAGCCACTTGATTAAGAATATTGATTCTGTCTTCAATAGTGCCATCGCCCACGCCAACATTAACAATTACATCCATATTAGCATCCCAAGAACGTGGATCCATAGGCACAAATGTATTACGCAAACGAACCATACGGGCTTTATCTTGGTTCTCAATAACCAACTTTAGAACACCAGTAAACAACTTACGCAGACCTGTTTCCGCAAAGGTACGGGCTATCATCTCAATGTGCTGATGGGCGGCATTAACAGTAGCCGATACTGCGGCTTTGGTAGTGCTTTGCAATGCGTCTGCATCTAAGCCTGATGCGGCCTTAGAAATGCCCGTACGGGTCTGTTTAATGTCATCCAAGTAGTCAAGCATTGGGAACGCTGCCTGACCAACAAATGGAGTTGTAAAGGGTTGAACCATGCCTGGCGCTCTCATTCGAATAACAGCACCAACTTCTGTATTAAGCACATCTTCCATGTTGGCCTGTCCCTCAACGATGGCTGTACGTGGATGGATGGACTGAGCCAAAGAGTCTAAGATACCACGTTGGACATTGGACTTAATACGCTGAATATCCATTACCACATCAGCAGGACACATACCAAAAAAGGTATGGGGTTCTGGATCTGGGCAGAAGTCTGCAAACTGGCGGTCATCAACAATTTCATTTCGCAGAACCTTGTTGCCAGTACCAACTGTGCAAATCCTACGCATCTCAGCAATGCCATCGCCATCAAAGTCTACCTTTAAGTAGCCTTCAATATATAGGACACTCTTGCTAGATGGATCACCATTGTTTGCAGTACTTATAACGGCAAACGGGTTACGGGCTTGATACTCTTGATTGTTGTCAAAGTCATTGCCATTACCTGCAACCTCAACCATTTCATCATAGTCATAACCCATTGCGACTAGATCGGAAACAGTCTTCATAGTCCTGTGGCCTACAAAAGTAGCCTCATCAATGGACTTTGCTCTGCGGTCAATCAAGAACTCTTCTGGGGGTAGAGCCTCAATCTTTACCTTACCTGACTTGATTCTGCGCTTGATCTCCACATCGTACATCATGGGGGGTGGAGTCATAATGCCTTGGGCATCATTCATTGGCTCAGTGCCAGGTACTGGATACTCACGTACCGCAGAAATCTCAATGTCTGGGTCTTGAGTTAAGAACATCATTGTCTGTTCATCAAGCATAGAGAATGACTCTGCTTTGACTTCTACAGACTCATCCCACCAGTACTTCACGATACCAACTTTGCGAACCAAAGCATCTTTAAATGCCGAGTGGAGAATCTTAAAACCTTGGTTATCACGCTTAAAAATGAAGTCTACATAGTCTGTAGCTTGTTCAGCATTCTGAACATCTTCTGGTCCTTGGGGTGCGAATTCAACCACACGCTCTGGACCAAAGAAAATACGCATCAAGCTTGGCAAAATGCCTTGTACAGTATCACGCACATCCATTGATACTACTTGTGAACGGCCTTCTTCTTCGTCACCAAAAGCCTGACCATAGTAGTACTCAGTAGCCAATGCACGATTGCCACCAATGTCATCATCTATGAAAGAAATAGCATCATAAATTTCAGCAGAGATAACGCCTTGAAGATCCTCTTCTGACATCACCTCATCACCCTGCATCTCACCTTGCATGGTTTCAGCCATCAACATTGGGTTTTCTTGTTTCATTTTTATTCCTTATCGTGCGCCAATGTAGGGAAGAAGTCCCTGTGATGCGCCACCATAACCTTGGAGTAGTGATGGAATGCCACCAACATAATTATTAGCCATACCGCCACCCATACGCATTTGAGGAGCAGACATCATTTGCTCATCTTCTCTGGTTTTTGGATTGAAGGCATACTTATATGCGCCTGACAACATATCGCCAGCAGTTGCATTAGGATTTGTGATGGTGTTGTAAGCATCCATAGTAGGTGAAATGGCTTGATTGCCCATTCCACCAATAGTGCTTCCTAGGCTTTCCATTGCAGTTGGAGGAGCCATGCCACCAGAGGCCACCGCCTCTGACATACCGCCACCTGCTTCAGCAGCAGTGGGTAAAAAAGATTCCATTAATGCAGCTAAAAAGGCTTCCATTTAATCTTCCTCATCTTCCATATCGTATTCTGTCTTTGCCATCATCAACATATTCTGCTGATTCTTGGTCATCTTCTTGGTGATAGGACCACCAGTTAGCCATGCTGCACAGGTACGCTCACCCGCACATTTAAAGTCAAACAGTTCACAGTAGCCTAGATTAGCCGCACCCTGTACATCTTTGGCATAGCCATCAGTCTCTTCGTCTATACCTTTTAGGATGCAATCTAGCATCTCAGGTGTTTGGATAAAGGCAGCGCAGTTACCACAACGCATCTCTTCAATGTCATCAATAGATACCTGCCAGATGTCAGCAAGGTTCTGCCAGTACTCTTCGTTATCTTCTTCTGGGTTGGCAGGACCATAGTCAACATTCTTGATCGCCCAATTACGATTCTTTAAGTTGAACTTAATGTCATAGGTTGCGGTTGGGCAGTTCATAGTTACCATTTAACCTTGTTTGCCCAAAACGCTGCACTCATTTTGCCTTTGGCAATATTCTGAGCATGACGGGCTTTAAATGCTTCGTTTCTTTTAGTCCCGTCAGGACTGCCAGAAACACCTTGTTGACCAAAGCGAATTAACTTCACTTCGTCACCAGACTTAGCCAATACAGCATGGCTTTTCTTTGGGTGGCTAGGAGTTTTCTTTGGCTTGTTGTAGCCAGAGAACTCTTCTGAACCACGCTTAATCATTTCTTTTTAGCAGTCTTAGCCGCTTGCTTAAACGCTTTATCAGTAGGCGCACCTTTAGCGCCAGGCTTACGCATCTTCTCTTTAGAGCCAGCCTTAATACGTTCTTGTTTGGCATTAATGTTGGCATAGAGTCCAGCTTTCATTTCTTGCTCCGATTAGTTGCAGTTCTACCACCACGTTTGGGCATAGAACGGGACTCGCTCATTGCGATAGCGACAGCTTGGTCACGGGATTTAACCTTCTGACCAGAAGAAGACTTGAGCTTGCCTTCTTTGTATTCGCCCATTACCTTGCCAATTTTCTTGGCGGCTTCATCCATTTTCATAGGAATCTCCAATATAGGTTGCGAGATATTACCATAAATAAAAAAAAGAGCCACTTGTTTAGGGTGGCTTTTAAATGGCAACGGCAATCAGACCAATCCTCGAATCAACCTTTTGATCGGTTTACCCCAAGAAAGGTTTGACCCCCAAGAGATGGTGGCGGCATCTGAGGCAAATGTCAAGACAAAAGCGTCAGCCATGTCGGGAGATTTCAATCCCCTACGTCTAATATCATCCTTGGATTCAATCTTTATCTTGCCGTTAGAGGTAAAGGTGTACCTTACAGTAGCCAGTTCAGCAATGAAATCTTCGTTATTAGGTAT